GAGAGGTGGACGAAGTACACCCAGCCCAGAAGCTGGTTAAATATCGACCAAATGCCGAAATGAGCGCCTTCAAGTTTTGGCGGCGGTTAATGACTCACGCGCTTATCTGGTCTAACGCCTATGCTTTGATTGAACGCGACGCATTAGGCAACCCCGTTGCATTGCTACCACTTTTACCGGATCGCACAGCCCCAGCCAGAACGCGCGACGGGGTTTTATATTACACGAGCGAAATTGACGGAGATTTACACGGATTCGCGGCGTCTAATATTTTACATATCGAACAAATCAGCATAACCGGCGAATCAGATTGTCAAATGATCTACAAAGCCCGCGAGGCTTTCGCGTTGGCTTTGGCGGCTGAACAATTTGCGTCTAAGTATTTTAGAAACGGTGGCCGTATTGGTGGAATTTTAGAAGTACCGCAGGGAATGACGAAACAGGGAGCCGATAACCTTGAAAGCGGCTTTCGTAAAACCTACGACCAGCTAGACGCGGCGTTTAAGTCTGTTATTCTCCGCGACGGTGCAAAATTCCACCAAGGCCAATTTACCCCAGAACAGACTCAAATGTTAGGGGCACGGCAGGAACAGGTTAAAGAGGTAGCCCGCTGGTTTAATATTCCACCGCATAAACTCGGCGACGACTCAAAAGCCAGTTACAACAGCCTTGAGCAGGAAAACAGGGCATATTTAAACGGCTGTTTATCGCATTGGCTCAAAACTATCGAAGCCGAGTGTTACTTGAAGCTGTTAACGCCAGCCGAGCAGCAACAAAACAGCCGCTTCATTGAATTTAACGTAGCCGCGTTAGTAGCCGCAGACATTGCGACACAATACACGATCTTTAGAACGGGTATTGAGGCCGGTATTTTGTCACCGGACGAAGTTCGGGCAATGCAGAACCTAAACCCGCGACCAGATGGTTTAGGTTCTAAGTATTTACGGCCGCTTAACATGGAATACGCCGATCAGGAACCAGAACCGGAAGAAACACCGGCAGAAATGGAACCAGCCGAGCAAATAATCGAAGAATCAGATGACGATTTAAGAGCAACGGCAAAAACGGTACTAGATAACGCCGTTGAAAGGTTTACAGCGTATTTAGTGCGAAAGGTTAACCGAGAAGCAAAGCAAAAGGCCGCCGGCCGCTTTGTTAACTGGCTTGAGGTAGGGTATCAAGACGAAGTAATTGGTTTGCATAAAGAGATAACGCCCGCCGCTATGGTTTACGCTGGATTGACAAAACGCGACGCTACAGAATTAATTGAAAGCATTAGCGAACGTTTGTTTTTTGGCTTATCAACCGAAATAGAGCAGGTTCTAAACACGGCAGACGGTGAACAGATGCGAGCCGCACTAAATACCGTTACTAAATCATTCAAAACTAATGTAATCGGATATTATACCGAGGTGATAAAGTGAAGAAGCAATTTCCAAACCAGCGAGCGGTTACAGTAGAAACCCGCGACGACGGAACAAACGTAATTAGCGGTTATGCCGCAGTTTACTATAGGGCAGACGACGCCGGCACACAGTACGAATTAATGCCGGAATACTTTGAACGGATTAAAGCAGGAGCCTTTGATAGGGCTTTAGCGGAACGGCAAGACGTTAGAGCGTTATTTAACCATGATCCTAATCACGTTCTAGGGCGTTCAAAATCTGGTACGCTAAGAATGACAGCCGACAGCGTAGGCTTGCGTTACGAGGTAGACTTACCCAACACACAAACAGCGCGCGACCTAGCCGAAAGCGTAAAACGTGGCGACGTTAGCGGTTCCAGCTTTGCGTTTAGCGTAACCAGCGAAGGCCAAGAAATAGAGCGAGCCAAAGACGGTACAACCTACCGAAATATTAAAGACGCGGATTTATATGATGTTTCGGTTGTAACCTATCCAGCCTATGAATCGGCAACAAGCGGCATTAGAACCGCCGAAAATATCGAAGAAGCGCGGGCAGCTTTAGAGCGTTGGGAAAACGAACAAAACGGCGAAGTTGACGCTGTACGGGTAAGGCTTAGAAAAATTAAGTTTGACCTAGAACGTTAAATAATCATAATAAACATCGTCGGCGAAACGCTCAGTAGTAACCGGCATCATAAATAAAGTGAAACCGTTAAGGCTGTATCTTTGTTGCTTAAACAGGCAATATAGGTGCAGCCTTTTTTAATGCACCTATCTAACACTAAACAAAAAGGGTGCGATTATGTCACTTGATAAAATGCAGGATTTGCAGGAAGAGCGCAACCGTTTAGCCTCGCAAATTCAAGAGCTAGGCGAACGCCAAGCCGATTGGTCGGCAGAAGACCGTGAAAAATGGGATGTTCTTAATTCTGAATACGAACGGGTAGACGAAGAACGAAAAGCCACACAGGAAGCGCTAAACGTAGCCGCTAAACTGGACGCTATCAAAGGCGCAGAAGATCGCGCTAACTACGAAGCCGAAAAGGCCGGAGACGGTCGGGTTACCGAAGCTGTAAAGCGTGACGCTATGCGGGCTTGGGCTTTGTTCCAGTCTGGGGTTAATATTGACGCTAACCTCAGAGAGGCTGCGCACCGTTGCGGCGTTGATCCTCGGTCTAACTATTTTGAACATACTCTCAGAAACAACTCTGGAAGCTATAGTCATAATGGATTCGGCAACGAGTACCGCGCGCAAAGTGTCGGGACTAACTCCGAAGGTGGTTTTTTAGTTCCAGAGGGCTTCGCCTCAGCCCTTGAATCCGCTTTGTTACAGTATGGATCAATCTTGCGAGTTGCTACCGTTATGAATACGGCCAGCGGCAATGACATCCCGATGCCAACTGTAAATGATACTTCTAACGCGGGTGCGTTATTGAGTGAAAACACTCAAGTTTCAGAGCAAGACGTAACCTATGGCAGCGTAACACTCGGAAGCTACAAATTGACAAGTAAATTGATTCGCGTTTCTAGCGAGTTAATGATGGATGCTAACTGGGATATGGGCAGCCAATTAGGAAGAATGATTGGTGAACGGATAGCCCGCGGTGCAGCTAGTTATTTCGCTACCGGAACAGGCTCAAGCCAGCCGGAAGGCGTAGTAACTGGATCGAGCTTAGGCGTAACCGCTGCAAGTGCAACCGCTGTTACTTTCGACGAAATCATTGATTTGATTAATAGCGTCGATCCAGCCTATCAAATGTCCGGTTCTTTTGGTCTTGCAATGAATAACAGCACTAAAGCCGCTATTCGTAAGCTGAAAGATTCTAACGGTCAATACTTGTGGCAAGCTGGCCTGACGGCCAACGATCCTGATACTATTCTTGGTAAACCTGTAATCGTTTTGCAGGAAATGGCAGACATCGCAACTGGCGAAAAAACCATTCTAGCAGGAGATTTCAGTAAATTTATCGTTCGATTCAGCGGCCCTGTCCGATTGGCTCGTATGGATGAGCGCTACAGAGATTACGATCAGACCGGCTTCGTCGGATTCTCTAGGGTTGACTCTGTAGTAATCGACGCAGGCACAAACCCAATTAAACACCTGATTCAGGCGTAAGGGGTTAGATATGAAAGTTAAGCTGTTAGTAAGTCGCGCCGGCGTTGGTTTTACCCAGAATTGTGGGGACGTAATCGACGTTGACGAAGACGAGGCTAAACGCTTAATCGACAGCAATCAAGCCGAACCGGCCAGCGCCCGAAAGGGCGCAGGCCGCAAGGCTGTTGTTGAAGCAGCGGTAAAGCCAGCACCAAAAAAACGAGCCAAGAAAAAGCCCGTAAGCGATGAATAACTACGCAATAAAAACAATCACAGCGGCGACGGATTACCCGATTGATAGCACGGAGGCGAAAGCGCACCTAGCTATTGACGACAGTACGTTTGATACGCAAATAGACGATTTCATAAAAGCCGCTACGGCTTATATTGAAAACCGTACTAGCCGCCAAATTTGTACCGCAACCTATGAGCTTATTTTTGATAAGTTCCACAGCGTAAACGGCAGGGTTTATTTACCTAAAGGCCAGTTGCAAAGCGTAACCAGTGTTAAATACAAAGACGGCGACGGGGTAGAACAAACCCTGTCAAGTTCCGAGTATATCGTAAGCGATAGCCGAGAACCGGCGTTTGTAGAACCAGCCTATTCCAAAAGCTGGCCGACGACGCGGTTAGAATCCGACGCCGTCAGGATTCGCTACGTTTGCGGTTACGGCGACAGTGATTCAACGCCGGAGGCAATCAAACAGGCGGCTTTGCTGTTGGTGGCGCATATGTTTGAACATCGCGAAGCGGTCGTTTTTAATGCCAGCCCGCAACAAGTGCCTATGGCTGTTGAAGCCCTGATTAACCAGTACCGATTAGGAGATGAATATACATGGTACGATCAGGAACGCTAAGGCATCGGGTACAACTGCAAAGCAGGGCTACAACGGTAGACGCAGCCGGCCAGCACACCGGCAGTTGGTCAACCTATCGCACTTGTTACGCGGAAGTGATCGACAAAGGCGGCGCGGAAAAGATACGCGGTCAGCAGGTAGACGCTACGGTTTCGCATGTAGTGCGGATTAGATACCCACAGGGCACGTTTCCAACACCAGAAAACCGCGTTGTATACGATAGCCGGAATTTACACATCGAAAGCGTACAACGCCGAGACACCCACGAGCGCGAAGTCTGGCTCTATTGTCGGGAGGATGTTTGATGGTTAGGAATTTTATAGGCCCAAAGCCGACAACCAGAACCAAAGGGTTCGCAGGGTATTTTGACGTAGCGTTAGAAGATGCTGGCGTTAGAAATTTTGAAAAACGGTTAGAGGCGTTGACACCTAGCTTAAGGCGGGAGGTAGAAAGGAAAGTTGTTAGGGCGGCAGGTTCGGGGTTTAGGTCGATCATGAAAAAGAACGCCCCCAGAAGTCACAGAACCGGAACCGCCAAGCGTTGGTCAAAAACGTTAAAGGCCACAAGGCAAAAAGACGCACTAGTTCGTTCGATAGCAATTAAACCTAGTACTAAATGGATTAACCCCGCCGGCTATGCTCGTAAAGGCGTAATAGGCGTAACCGTCGGCCATGCCTATAGAAACCATAAGATAATAGGGCCACATGCACACCTAGTAAACAAAGGGCACAGACTCACAGCGTGGGGGCAAGAGTTACCTATTAAAACCTCCTCCACAGACTACCTAAATATTTACTGGGATGAGGCCGTAGGCTTTGCAAGGAATAAAATGATAGCTAAAAGCAAGCAAGCCCTAGAGGTAGCGATCAGAAAGGCGGCTAGTAAATGAGCGCAGTATGCAGCGGCCTTAGAACCTACTTACTAACAATAAGCGGCGTCACTGATTTAGTATCAACACGGATCAGGCCGGACGCGCTGGCACAAAACGAAACATTCCCAGCCGTTGTCCTAAGCGAAACACGAAGCGACCACATGCACACGATCAGCGCCTCGGCTGGCTTTGTTGAATCGCTGGTAGAGGTTGCGTGTTTTAGTGCTACACGGTTAGAGGCCGAAAGCGTAGCGGAAGCGGTACGGCAGGCGTTGCAGGGTTACACCGGAACCGCCGGCAGTGAAACAATAAAAAGCTGTATCCTAGAAAGCCGCGACAGCGGTTATTTAGTACCCGCCGACGGTAGCGACGACGGTTTATACGTTACAGCCTTAGATTTTAGAATTGTATTTTCGGAATCAATCCCGACATTTTAATAAGGAGCTTTTACAGTGGCTTTACAAACTGGCAACGGTGTTACAATCGTGTTTGGCACCAGCGGATTTACCGCAAATTATACGCGAATTGGCGGCACCGAGATGAGCCGTGAGAGCATCGAAACTACACATTTAGGGACTAGCGATTATAAAACGTTCGTTCCAGATGATTTAATTGACGGCGGGGAGTTTAGCTGTGAGTTCTACTGGGACCCAGCTTTTACCACATTTCCACCGATCAGCGGAGCGGCTGAAACAATTACAATCACTTATACGAGCGGCGAAACTTTGAGCGGTAGCGGCTTTTTAACCACAAGCAGCGGGCCAGATTCGGAAAATGGTAGTTTGCTAAGTGGTGAATTCACTATTAAATGGGCTGGACAACCAACCTACGCATAATTTTTCAGAGAGGGTAAAACGTGAAGATTTCATTTGAATCGCATCCGAACGAAAATATAAAC